CAACGACTGCAGGTGGTTACCTTTGCCTGCTCAATGAGCTGCCCTACGCCATTACACGCACAGCACCTGGACGCTGATATCGCATAGTTTAACGCGGCCAAAGCCAGTCTAATGACCACATCATCGGGCTCCGATTCACTGACCCGGTAATCACAGCATTCAGCCTCCGCGATGGCTAAACGATTAAGCTCAGAACGTGCCTCATCATCGAGACAGAACTTGCTTAGTGCATACAGATAAGTGTGCCGATCAACGTGTACCAAGCAAGCCGCAATATCGCCTGCGGTGATTTTGTTCTTTGACGTACCCCTAATCATGTCGGCTTTCATTTCTGGTGCGCCCGGCGTCAACATGGCAAGTAACTCACTCATCTTTTTCCACCTTTTCAGCTTTTAATAGGGACAACAAGAACGAAATTACACGCTTAATGTCCCTATCAGTGAATTCATCATCAGCGATTACCTCCACTGTTGCTGTGCGATACCCGGCGCTATCTCGAAATGCTTTAATTTTCATCGTCAAAGCCCATTGCTATCCGTTCCTCATGGAACTTAATCAACGTCTTAAACTCGGCTAACATCTCCCGATAATCTGCCGCATAAAGCTTTCGCTCCTTACCCTTATCTCGCAGCATCTTTTCAACGAAGTCATGGCTGTAAAAGTCTTGCATCCACAGCGTGTACCAAGCCTCGCTAGAGCCATATTTTTGACCAAACCCATTGCACCCTTTGCACTGAAAATGCACGTTGCAAATCTCAAGCGCCCAGTAGCTCGATGAACCTTTGGGAATAAAATGGCCCCCATCTCCGTCTTTCCAGTGATGCCAGCCCCCCATGTCGGTTGGGTCGCAGGATACGCACTGGGCATAACCGTTAGAATTAGCCGCCGATATCCGAGCAAGCTTTTGAATTTGCGTCAAGCATTGCGCTCTCAATGTCTTAGCCATTTATAGACCTTCAATCCCTGGATCAGTAAGCTTATGGTCCGCACCCTGCACCCGCGCAAAGTGAGACAAGTATCGACTCATCTGCTCAGTATTCATCAGGCTCGTCACAGGAAAGAATTTAAGCAGTTGATCACATTGTTCTTCGTAGGTAGGAAACGCCTGTATCGCCTTGCGCCAAGCCGCATGAAAGTCAGGGTTTTCAGCCAACAAAATTGGAACTCCGTAATGCTTTTTTGCCCTGCACTTGACTTGATCGGGCGTATACTCTTTGCCCTGTTTTGAGACTTCGTTGTACCAGCAATGACTTAGCCTGTTCTGAGCATCTGATCGACGCTCCGTGTAAGATTTAATTTGGACCTGATAAGGCTTTTTGCCATCCAAAGCTAACGCCTGTATTTTGTCGATACACTGCTTTCGCATCAATTCTGTTCGCAACACCAAGACATCCCCCATCATGGCACTAGCCTGCGACTCAGCCAGCCTTGCGAAAACACCTCTGTGTGAGATTCCAGTTGGCTTGCTGTGCGTTTTTTCTCACGCAACTCTTCGTGATAACCCGACTTTTTTCTGTTTAGCTCTTTTCGTAGCGCGGTGTATTCCTCTGCAGACACAAGATGCTCTGGCAAGCAATACGGCTCTTTGCCGAGGCGTCCCTTCATCGTCTGCGAGTTGACGCCAGGCGGCGTAAATTCTTCCGTCCATTCTACGAATTGACGATATGTGTAAGGAATGCCTTCTTTGAAAAATTCATGCTCACCTTTAAAAAGACGTAGATTAGGTATGTTGGATTCCCCCATTTACTTTTCTCCTACATTATTTGGATGAAAGACAAGCTGCCAAGCGCCGCAGTCATCACATAAAAAGTTACTAAAAATGCCGAACGGCACATCTTTTTCATCAAGCTCGTGATCACCTAAAAATCGCATAGCGCCGCCACAAAGCCAGCAAGTCAAAACATCGCTCTCATCTTCGCTAAGGCTATTTCTCCCGCTTCCTTGGCAACCGCTTTGTCGTGACCCAAAAGCGCCTCAGGAGTCTCGTAAGGACGGTGTAATGCCCTCACCCGATTGGCTTCTTTGATACTGCCAATGATCCTATCCAAGTTAGGCCAGTCAAAATCCTGATTGCCCTTTGATCGTTCGTTTTTCAGGTAATCAACACCCGCATTTATTTGCTCCCTAGTAAAAACACCAATCTGGCTGGCATACATGCGTTTAGCAGCCACTAGCATTTCATCGGGGAAAGTGACCGTCATTTTTTTACTGCCGAACACTACTGCGAGTAGGCCAAAAAGATAGTTAGTTGCCTGCGTATCTTTTAACGGTCGCGGGTCATCAGAATGTGGCGTTGATGTCGAGCCATGCTGGATTTTCCGCACGACCGCCGTTAACTCTGCTTGCATTATTTTTCTCCCGCTCTTTTTTGAATTCGTGGTGATTTGATTCCCAGTTCCGAAAAGCTGCCTTCCAAGAGTCCATTGGAACGCCCCCAACAACCCAACCCTTCGACTGGTTGTAGTTAAAAAACTTATTTGGCGAACACTCAGCATTAATTTCAAGCTTGTAAGCCTCAATTTGCTCAAGCGTTGGAGCTTTGGATTTATGTATATTATTATTAACTTGTGTATTAATACCCTCGCCCTTTACCGAAGGGGGGTCATCGGTAAACTGACCAGGGGTATTCGGTAAACTGACCACCTTATTCAGCACTTTAATCGTGCGCTTTATGACCTGTTTTCCCTTGTACTCATGGAAACATTTGATATAGCCTTTTTTTTCTAAATCAGATATAACATCTGACACTCGACTTTTTGATAGCCCCAAAAACGCAGCAAAATGTGCGTTACTCGCAAAGCATTTATCATGCGAATCGAGCGAACCTATTTCAACGAGCAACAACTTTTGCGTCCAATTGAGCTTAGAATCTAGCCAAATCTCTCTGGAAATCCAAACGCCCTTAAAAGCATCAGCCGATTCGCTATTCACAGTTGGATTCAAAAAAACATGCATAGGTCAGGCGACCATCAGCAAGCTTTATGATCAGTGGAATGTCGTGGAGTTTGGGCGCCCGTTCACCTAGCCTGTATGCCTGCGCGCTGCGCTGAGATATACTGAGGGCTTCACTCGCTTGACGGTCGCCAAGCTTAGAAAGATACTGCTGGAATCTGCTTTTAGATAGTTTCATATCCAGAATGATTACACATAAAGTGGTTATACGCTAGTATATATTTATACTTTTTCACATTAAGTGGTTAAATATTTATCTTATCCTTACCGCAATATTTAGTTCTATATTGTTGTAACACCCACTCTTTGTGGTAAGATTGCCAAATGTCGAACTTCAACCACATCAGACTTAAAAGTCTCCGCGAAAGCCAAGGGCTAACTTTAGCCGCTCTTTCGAAAGAAACTGGTGATTCGCTATCGACTTCACGAATTGCTAATTACGAATCAGGCATTAGGGAGCTAAAAGTCCCCCAAGCAATTATTCTAGCCAAGGCTTTGAAAACAGATGCAGCTTTTTTGCTTGGTTTGTCGAATGTAGATGCGGAAACGTGGATCGAAGAGGCCGAGCTGTCTGCCAGCAAGAAAGAGCTTTACGTATTAATGCAACAAGTTGCCAGGATGCAGGACACTGATGTCACTCAAGCTACTGCAATCCTTAAAGCGCTGATCAAGCACTCTTAACCTTCACTTAAATTTAAAAACTTATTCTCAGCCGACATTCTCGCTACGATATTGTGAAAAGCCTCGCTCGGGTTAGATTGTTCGTTTGCGGGTAATTGCTGCCTCCTTAACCTCATCTGCTCAATTTTAATTTGTCTAAAAAATTTTAGTCCAACTTGAACTTCATGAGGCTTTAATTTTTTAAGCGTCACAAACAGCATGATGTCTTTCTGATTCACTAGCCACCCACCTCCATTTATTTTTACACAAACCGTGCGTTCTTTTGCGCTATTTTTGTCGTTCTTGTTTTACTTTTTGTCGCCGGGAAGTAACTAAAACATTAGTTTGATCATCTTTCAATGCATCTTTGCATGTTTATTTTAATTTATTGGTTGCTTTCGTCACAAACTGTGGTTAATATTCGTTATCAATAACCACATTATGTAAATTCAACCACAGCACGAGGTAAGGGAAATGTCAGCAACCAACGCACTGAGATGTGAAGACACAAACAGAACCGGAAGCCCTGACGATTTTGATGAAATTAATGACTCAACTCCAGAGCTTTCGGACTTGCTTGAAGTCTTAGATGACGATGTCATTTTTAGTGAAGCATTTTCAATTGATGCTATCCAGTCGCCCCATCTTTATGCCAACGGCAACTTTCAGCGGTGCGCGAATTCAATGGCGGTGGGGTACTTCAAAACTGACGTGATCGACGCAATCGCACAGCAGGATTTTGATGCGCTCGGTCGGCTTGTTTCGAAGCTTGCCATTGACTATGCCGAGCGAATTTACGACATCCGTCACGGATAAGGAGTGAATATGAATCTTAAAAATGAGAACAAAATCCAAGACAAATTTGATAATCATAAACTAGATTTTACCGAAGTGTTCCTGTTTGGAATGTTTTTTGGCGCAGTTGCAATGCTCGTTGTGCAAAACATGATTTTTGGGCTTTGAACATGACAAGTATCGAAAAACGCATAAACACGGTGTTAGGCCACGACCTGGTTTTAGATTTTTACGAATCAATTGAAAAGTGTCGAGGCCAGCTAGATTGTATCAACGGCCATCCCGCAAAAAGCAATCAAACACAAGCTTATTACGATGGCTACGGTGAGCGCTTTGATATTGAACAAAACGAAACACATTGGAGCGAACAATGAATTCATCAGAAAAGATTAACGACCTGGCTACAGCCTTATGTAAAGCCCAAGCGGCTATGGGCGGCGCCGTAAAAGACTCAGCCAACCCATTTTTTAAGTCTTCTTATGCTGACCTGACAAGCGTGATAAAGGCCATTAAACAGCCCTTTGCTGATAACAATTTATCCTATACCCAATTTCCCATTAGCGATGAAAACGGAATTGGCGTAGTCACCCGGTTGATGCACAACAGTGGGCAGTATATTGAGATGGGTTACACTCTACCCATAGTCAAACGCGATCCCCAAGCTGCAGGGTCGGCACTCACATATGCTAGACGTTATGCCTTGCAATCAATGGCTGGTATCCCTACCGCAGACGATGATGCAGAATCTGCTGTCATTCGGGGTGATGACAAAAAAGTCATTGACGATGCCCAACTGTCGGCGCTGACCGACCTGCTCGACAGCACCAACGCAGATGTAAAAGCTTTCTGTAAACACTTCAAGATTCCGTCAACCAAAGACCTTCTGGCTCTGCAGTTTGATCGCGCAATCGCCGCACTACAAGCGAAGGCATCGAAGTGATCATTTTAGACGATGAGCAGGGTTCTCCTGAATGGCTGAAAAGTCGTTTAGGAAGGCCATCGGCAAGCATGTTTAGCAAGCTCGTTACTAGCACTGGTAAGCCGTCTGCAAGCGCAGAAAAGTACATTAATGACCTAGTTGCAGAAAAATTAACGGGTCGCTCAGAGCCGTTTTTTGTGTCCGATCACATGCAAAATGGCACCGACCGTGAGCCGTTTGCGAGAAAAGCTTATGAGTACATCACGGATAATGAAGTGCGCCAAGTAGGTTTTTGCCTCGACGATTCTGAGGAATTTGGCTGCAGCCCAGATGGGTTGATCCTTACTGACACCCTGCGCTCGGGACTTGAAATAAAATGCCCGGCACCGGGAACGCATGTCGAATATATGCGCGATCCTCAAAAAGGCGTGACAAAATATTTTCAGCAAATCCAGGGTTGTATGTGGATCACAGATCGCCCTACTTGGGATTTCTTTTCTTGGCATCCTCAAATGCCGCACGTTCTTGTCACAGTCCCGCGAGATGACAAATTCATTGAGAAATTATCACAACAGGTTCACCTAGCCGTGAACACAATTAACGAAACCGTCGAAAAACATACCGGAGAAACAATATGATAGTAGCAGTGAATTTTAGAGTAGATTTAAATAAGCTTGATCAGGCAAGACTATACGAAGGGAAAAATGGTAGCCGAACAGTCGATCTCACATGCTTTATTTCGCCAGAAGAACCCGATCAGTACGGGCAGCATGGCGGCATTCAACAAAGTACAACCAGTGAGGAACGTCTTGCAGGCATGAAAATGCCGTATGTCGGAAACGTCAAAGCCTTCTGGAGCGAAGGAGTGACAATTGTGAAAGAGGCACAGCCTGCATCTTTTACCACTCAGCAGACCGTTGCGCCAAAAACGAACTTTCAAGCGCCTGCAGCCGAGCCTGATTTTATAGATGATGTCCCGTTCTAATGGATACTAAAACGCGGTGGTGGGACTGGCATAAGGCAAATCCTCAAGTTTATGAGTTGTTTGAAAGCTTCACGAAAACAGCCATTGACGCCGGGTTGCCCCATTCATCAGCCTGGCTTATTGTTAATCGGATAAGGTGGGAAACGGCAATAGAGACAAAAGGTGATACCTTTAAAATCAGCAATGATTACATCGCTTATTACGCAAGGTTATTTATGAAATGGAACCCAGAGCATAACGGGTTTTTTAGGACTAAAAAATTAAAGGATGAAGGATAATGAACGACCAATTTGTGACGTTTGACGCGCTAAAGCATTTAACGGGGTACAAGCGCGATTCTGATGTGTCAAAGTGCCTAAAAAAACAAGGGATAGTCTGCTTTGCCGGGCGTAAAGGCCCGTGGACCACTATAGGCTTAATTGAGGCGGCACAAGGGCCGGAGAGAGAAGTTAATGCTGATTGATAAGACCAAATATTGTACGGATCACGGGGTTAAAGCTCACAAAGTCAGTAATTGGATGCAACGGCATTGGACAAAAGGATTGCATTATTTTGTAATAGGCCGTACAACAATGATTGATACTGAGGAGGTTGAACGATGGATACGCCAAAATACCCCAGAGGAATTTACAAACATGGCGACAATTTGCGAATTAGAATCTGGAACAAAGGAAAAATTGCCTACCAAGAGACGATTTCGTGCGACCCATTCTCAAAAAGTGACATTCGGAGGGTGGCAAAACTCCGCGCAGAGTTAAGCGTAAAAATAGGGCTTGGTTTATCGTTTATCGAAGAATCTGCCCCTAGTGAGTTGCAGGCTTTTTCAGCCATGGCGCAAGAATATATTGAGACACACACTGGCAAGTATTCAACCGTTTTAGGATATATAGGAATCCTTAACAAGTATTGGATTCCGCTTTTTGGCAAACACCCTTGCGTTGCCATTACAAAGCGAGAAATTAAACTGGCGTTAGCATCAATGGATGTTAAAAGCAAAACGCGAGATAACATCTTAGGCGTACTTAGAGGCGTATTAGATTACGCAGAAGTTCCTTTAAATCCTGCTGCACTTATCAAAGTAAAAAAACAACAATCTAAAGCTATTGAGCGATACACTCCAGAGGAGCGCGACAAAATATTAAATTGTTTTGTAGGGGACGTTTATGTGTATTTTGCTTTACTTTTTGGCTGTGGGTTGCGCCCAGGTGAAATAACAGGTTTGCTCAGAAATGATTTTGACGGAACTGATTGGCACGTTCATCGCCAAATTGTTCGCGGAAAAGTTGTAGAATCGACCAAAACTGCACATAGACGAAAAGTGTATGTCCCTGATTGGGTCAAAACCGCACTTAAAACTATTCCCCCAAGAATTGATAGTCCCTATTTTTTCGTTAATGACAACGGTGGATTTTTTAAAGATCAGAGGCATTTTAACAGGGCCTGGCTTAAAGCACATACGCGAAAGCAGATACATTATCGAAAACCATATTCCGCTAGACACACAAGAGCCGCTGAACTGTTGAGCATGGGTCTTTTAGCTCCAGATGCGGCAGTGCAACTAGGTCATTCTACTGCGGTATTTCTAAACACTTACTCTGAGTTTATTAATGAGTATGCAGCCAACCAAGACCCAAGAAGATTTGAGCCATTGCCAAGCACTGCCCATAAGCGTTAATTAAAGTTCTTGGGCAGTTTTTTGGGCAGTGAATATGCGGTTAATGACT